TGCCGTCAATCGTTACTGCCATCTTACACCACCACCCATCTTGATCCTGTTGGTACTGTGACCGTGAAGCCGGTGTCAATCGTGATCGGCCCTGCACTTACCATGTTGTTACCTGAAGTCATCGTATAGTCTTCCGCTACCGTAATCTGGTTTTCCCATCCGACGACAGCCGTGTTACCACCACCGACAGCACCCCATGCGGCACCGTCGTATCCTTCAAAAGCATCCGAGTCATCGTTGAACCGGAACATACCTTTGACGGGTGAAGGACGCTGTGCCTCTGTACCGACTGGCAGTGTTAATGCACCAGTGGTGTTGAGGATCAGATCGCCGGTCATTGTGTCGCCAGTAACAGATACGAAGTCAGCCGCTGTTAAAGCAACTTGATCCCAAGTAGAGCCGTTATAGATCTTAGTGACGTTAGAGGTTGTATTGAAGTACCAGTCACCTGTAGATACAGGATCGCCATTGCTGTCCACTGTAGGGTCACTAGCAAGAGGGCCTAGGTAAGTAGCATTAAATGAAGCGAGAGCAGTTTCTGCGGCAGTCTGAGCAGTCTCAGCACCTGTTTGAGCAGTCTCTGCGGCAGTCTGTGCTGTTTCTGCGGCTGTTTGTGCTGTAGAAGCCGCTGTAGCTGATGTTGCTGAAGCTGTTGCTGAAGTAGCCGCATTACTTGCTGAAGTAGAAGCCGCTGAAGCACTATTGGCCGCATTCGTTTCACTTGTAGCGGCATTCGTTGCACTTGTAGCCGCCGCTGTAGCACTATTCGCTGATGCTGTTGCGCTAGTACTCGCTGATGTTGCACTTGTCGATGCGGCAGTAGCTGATGTAGCGGCATTGGTTTCTGAAGTGCCTGCATTAGTCTCTGCAGTCTCTGCACCCGTCTGTGCAGTCTCAGCCGCTGTCTGTGCGGCTTCTGCGGCAGTCTTATAGGACTCTACGAGTGATTCGGAGCCTGCGGCGGCAGAAGCAGAAGCTGAGGCGGCAGTAGCTGAAGAGGCGGCGGCATCTTTGTAACCTTCAGCCTCTTGAGTGAGTTCAGTAATGAGGTTGATGGTGATATCACTGTTAGCATCACCGGCACCACCGGGGCCACGATAGATTGCCATGTATCTCTCCAGTTATAGAATAGGGAAAGGGGCCCCGAAGAGCCCCTTAGGCATCCTTAGGCAGGCATCGCAATAACGAGACCAGACTCAGGACGAATAACCTGAACACCATAGAGAGTGTCAGATGTGAACAGTGTAGCAAGGTACTCTTGCTTGTACTGTGTTTGTGAGCGAACACCTACTTGCTCAGCAAGAACCATAGCGTCCTTGTGGAAGAGCATAGCACCTACAGTGTCGACTGTAGAAGCGGTGTTAGCCGCCGCTGTTTCAATAACAGGGCAGTTAGAGGTAACGTAAACGTCGATACCGTACAATTGACCAATTTGGCCGTTGTTGACACCACGACCGTTAACGAAGTCCGAAGACATGTAACGATCAATACCCATGATAGTTTCACGAGCAGATGGAGGTACAACGATGTAACGGTTGTCCATAGGGACATCCTGATCGTCTAACTCTTTGATAGCGGCACGGAAGCCCGCATCAGTAAACACATCGGCAGGTGCTACAGTATCAGCCGCATAAGCAGTCAAGCCTGTAGAGGCGTCGATGTAGAAAGAGTTAGAGTGGACGTAGTCAGCACCGTCGCTGTCGCCAAAAGACTTACCAAGAGCAAACAAGTCAGTGTCGACTTGCTTAGCCAAAGCATAACCTGCGTCGTCTGTGTAGAAACGACGAAGAGATGCCAAAGCCTGCGCTTCGGTGATGTCTTCAATCAGACGTGAGTACTCATAGTGCTTGTCAATAGTGACAGTCACTTCAGTCTCAGTAGCCGCCTGTAGCGTTACTTGAGTTTCAGCCGCTTTAGCCGCCGCAGAACCACGAGTAGGCTTAGGAATATGAAGAGTGTCACCCTTCTTTCCTGACATAGGCATTTTGTTTACGAGATTGGCAAGAACAAGATTTTTCTTGTATGCCGCTACAATTTCGTCACTCCACAACTCTGGGATAAAAGTTGCGGCTGTAGTATTAGTGACATGGTTTGAACCCAGTGCCATTTTAAAGCTCCTTACAGAATGGGATTATCGTACCCGTTTCTCTGCATAAGCCTGAGTGATTTCGTCAGCCATGCTCATGTAGCGATCAGGGTCTTTTTGCATTAAGTTAATTAAGTCAGCACGACGATAGATTTTTTTGCTTGGTGCTTCACCAGAACCACTCGCATTACCTGTAGAAGCACTCTTGACTTGACGCTTTCGCTCAGCCTGTTCGTTCGCTACGGCCTGTGAAGTAAACTGTTGACGTTCTTTCCATGTAGAAAGGAGTTCATCAGCCGCTTCGGCATCGTATTGAGCATCAGCCTGTTTGAATAGCTGTAGTCTGATCTTAGATTTAGAAACCCATTCTCCAAAAGCCTTGTCTTGCAAGATCTGTTGAAAGTCTGGATGTCTTTCATGCAACTGTGACAATGCAGTCTGTTGACGCATAGTCGCACTTAGTTGCTCTGCTTCCTTGATCTTAGGATGCTTCTCAATGGCATTCTGCATAGCCTTTTCAGGATCAGAGTACCAATCAACTTCGTCTTCTTGTTCGTGCTGAGGGGCAGTCTTTGTGTCAAGTTGTGCCTTAACAAAGTCATCAACAATCCGCCTGAGCTCACCAACTTCAGATGACTGTCGACCTAGTAGCTTTTCAGCTTCCATATGCATCTTAGCAATCTCTTCAGGAGATTTACCGTGATACTTGTCGGGTAGTCCATCGTCTTGAGGTTCTGGGTTGGCCTGTTCAGGCTCCTCAATTACCTCGTTGGGATCTACATCTTCAACATCTTCGTCTAATGATGTAAACTCTTCTTGAGTGTTTTCTTCTTCGTCTTGGTGCTTGTCAATAAAAGTAGCCATAAAACTCCGTGCATAATCGCATTGTGGAAGTAGCCTATGTAAGGTCTGCTAAGAGTTTGCCTTACGCTCTTTCTGTATCTTCTTCTCACGATCCTTAGCCCATTTCATAGTCGCCCCGGGAAATGAACCGCTAATAGGATCAAGAGATACAGTAGGTGGTGACAACATCTTGGTTGTCTGTTCATTACAATCTGGACAGGTTGGCTGTTCGTCAGCGTCCACCCAGATCTCATGAATGTGGTTGTTTACACACTTGAAGTCAAAGCGTCTCAGCATCTTTGAACTCCTTGTATGCGGCCTCGATACCATTCTCGAAACCTACAATTCTTTTGAGAATTTCTAATTGACCTTTACGGTGTAAGAAATCATCATAGTTTTTGACGTACTCTAAAGAATCAATTCCTTCAAGAATGTCCTTCATGTCGTCCATAAAGAGTTTCCACCCTTCACGGCTAAACATGTCAAAGTAGTCTTCAAATTGTCTTTCGACGGTAGAATTATCCAATTGGTTTCTCCGTACATTATATAATAACTATTATATCATAAGTTATACAAATTGTCAAGTACTTTGTTGACTTTTTGTTTTAACTGTGCTAGCCCTCGGCTTGTTGCTCTGGGATTCCAGTGCCTCCAACCGCTTGAAGAGGTCGTTGAATTTGTGGTTGATTTGGTCTAGGACTTGCTGTAGTTCTGCTTTCGTTATCACGAGGTGTCTCCTTGGACATTAACTCACGTTCTTTTAAAAGAAGTTCTGCGGCCTTTACTCGGCGTTCAAACTGGATATTGTCTGGATCACCCTTAAGAAGAGCATCCAAACGGTCTGTTTCAGCTTCAAAGGCGGCAATCTGTGCATCAGCAATGTTCTTACGAGCACGAGCACGATAGTCTTCTGCCTGAGCGGCAAACGCATCTGCTTGCGATTGTGTAAGAGCCATCTGAAGTTGTTGTGCTTGTTGTTGAGCTTGCTGTACTTCAGGCTTAGGTTGAGCGGCCTGACGTAGTGTTGCGACAAGCTCTTCACGGTTAGACAAGTTCATGTTGTCGACAATCGACTCAATCAACGCAGGATACAGCGGAGATTCTGGTGACATTGTCTG